GCGGTAGAACTATCCGCTACGAGATGGGGTTTAGTTCTTGGAACAATCTCTAAGGATTGTGCTTGACATTAGAATAATCCCTATGTTAAAGTGGTTTCTATGAAGAAAATACCGCTAGAAACAATCAAAGAAAAGCTACAAGCACGCTATGAATCGCAGGGATATGCTGAGGCCCTGTTTAGAAATGACTTCAATCTACTGCTACGCCTTGGTGTTCATCCAGAAGTAGCCACCGTTGAGGATCTGCAACGACTTATTATGGGAGTCAGGGCTACATCAACTAAGGGAACTTACGCAGCTCGCATTAGAAGTATCTTTAAGGCTCTGCGAAAGATGGGCCTGATAGAGAATCAAGCTGACTTAGATTTACCTGCTGTACGCAAGTCAAGAGGACTACCGCATCCTTTGACCCCAGGCGAGGCTGAACTGGTTATGACTAGGGCTAAACTGCCTATGAGGGACTGGTTCATAATAGGCTGTAAAGCGGGTCTAAGGGCTATGGAGGTGGCAAACCTTCGTGGGGTAGACCTAGAACAGGCTGACGATGGATATATCCTCAGAGTGGCAGGTAAGGGCGGTACAGACATATCTGTGCCAGTTGCTGCCATAGTAGCCCAGACAATTTTGAAACACGAAACCAGTGGCAAGATATGGTCAGTAACGCCTAACGCCCTAACCAAGATGTGCTCACTTGAGATGAAACGCTTGGGTATACCTAAGAAAACTTTCCACGCCTGTAGGCATTACTTTGCTACCAATATGCTTGAGAAATCAGGCGGAGATTTATTGGCAGTAAGAGATTTAATGCGCCATTCATCTGTGGCTACTACTCAGGTCTATACACAACTGGCATCTGGAAGAGCTAGATCGCTGGTGAATTTACTGTAAGGAGAATCAGTGGCACCATACGGTGACGATATTACCGAAGGTATTCCCTATGTACTTTCAAACCCTGCTGCTAGTAATTACCAGCAAACTGGGGTTGCCTATGATGTAGCCATCTCTGGTTATCCATTCTTTCTTGCTGCAAGTGACGATACGCCTTACCGCAGGGTAACTGCTCAGTATCGTAAACAGCAGTATGACCAGACCAGAGAAGCTGGAGAACAGTCACTGACTGGTTGGTGGTTTAGGAGTCAATCATCGTTTCATCTTGGCGCTGGTATCAAATACTTTGAGCCAGCCCAGGATGAGTCTTTGCGTTTTCAATTTAGCGAAAGTCAAGGCGTAGATATCTGGACCAAGGGTCAGGTAAGCCTGCTCAACTCAACAGTACGAGCCTTATCTACAGCCAATACTCCTATCATCATCGGTGCTAACGATGGAACCAATGACTGCATTCTTAGCACTGATGGCAATGATTTGAAGAAGATTACGATGAGCAATGATACTGCAACGCCAACTACCTATGCTCAAGCGGGCACAAAATCAACGATTCTTGATCTGACTACCGATGGAACCCGCTATTGGTTCATCAATGGCACCAAGGTTCATCGTGGCGCTATTACCTCTGGCTCAAGTGTGCTTGCTTACGATGCTGGTGCTGTCACTAATGCCCGTATCCGCTATGTCAAACAGCGCCTTATCGCAGCAGTCAATGAATATATCTACGAACTTGATGCTACTACAACAGCAGGTGGTGCGCTACCTGCTGCCCATTATCAACATCCACAGTCGGATTGGACGTGGACTACAGTTTCAGAAGGGCCACAGGCTATCTATATCGGTGGCTATAGCCGTAAGAACTCATCTATCTATAAGATTACTTTAGATTTAGCCACCCCTAACGCTCTTGGATTTCCAGAGCTGAACGTCCCGACAGTCGTAGTTGACCTACCTGAAGGTGAGATTATCAATACCTTTGATACCTACCTTGGAACCTATGCTGTCCTATGCACCAACAAGGGTGTGCGTATCGCACTTCTTGATAGTGATGGCAACGTCAACTATGGACCCTTACTCTTTGAAGTTGAATGTACAGATGTGGCTTTCCGCGACAAGTTTGCCTATGTCTCAACGGTCCAAGATGGCACCTCTGGCTTGGTCCGTATTGACCTAAGCCAACCAGTAGTAGCGAACTCATTGGTCTTTGCCTATGCCTGGGATGTCTATGCCTCTGGTGAGACACCTACAGTCAACTCTGTAGCCTTCCTTGGGGCAACAGATCGAGTGGCCTTCACAGTACCTGCAGATGGGGTCTGGATTGAGTCCTACGGGGTCAAAGTACCTACAGGATACTTACAGACAGGCTTTGTCAGGTATAACACCTTAGAGGGCAAGATATACAAGTTGCTCAACCCACGCTTTGATACCACCGATGGTGGCCTAGAGATTAATTCTGTCGCCTATGATGACACCGAATACCTAATAGGTAACTTCCCACAGGAATCAGCCATCACTGAGATAGGCGTTTCTTACCCTGTCGGACCGCAAGAGTACCTTGGATTTAAGTTTACGATTTCTCGTTCATCATCTGATACCACGCTAGGGCCGCTATTTACTGGCTATCAACTCAAGAGCTTACCAGCGGTACCACGTCAGAGATTGATTCAATATCCACTGTTCTGCTTTGACCGCGAGAGCGATAAGTTTGGCGTAGAGATTGGCTATGACGGAGCAGCCTTTGACCGTATGAGCGAGTTAGAGGCTATAGAGAATGCTGGCGATACCATCACCGTACAAGACTTTAGGACCGATGAGACTTATATCGGTATCATCGAAGAGATGGATTTCATCAACAAGACACCATCAGATAAGCGCTTCTCAGGTTATGGCGGAATGCTTGTCGTCACTATTAGAACCGTATAGGAGATCGCAGTGTCCCCTAATGAATGGGCTGCATTAGTAGTATCTTTCGTAACGCTTATATCTGCATTGGCTATGGGCGTTAAGCATCTGACCAAGCATTACCTATCAGAACTCAAACCTAATAACGGAACATCCTTGAAGGATAAGGTCAATATACTTGAAGAGAAGGTAGACTTACTGACAGAACTCATCAAAGAGACTTTGAGGAGATAATGCCAGAGTTAAACGCAAATATACCGCCTATAGATTGTTTCGTACGGGGTAACTTCTTGCGTAACCAGAAGGATAGCCACGATCTGTACTTTCCTTGTGTCATCTTTGGTGTCAGTAGCGTACAGAACCGCAGCCCATTATTTCATTTTATGATGGAAGATGGAGGGCTATGGTGGCGTATGCCCATCAATGCCTTCTGCAACAAGCCAGGGGTACCAGAGGAAAGCCTCTACAACCTAGTCCTATGGAACTCTTTTAGCCCATACATATCGGTCACTAAATTCAGTAATCTGACCAACCTCAGCCTGCATTATGTAGATAGAAACAAGGCTAAGGTCAATGGCAAGTATCTGTTCACACTTGACTGGCACAACCCTGATGCCAATAGGCTTGATGATGGCTATTCAGAGACACCCGATGAGCATAAGTGCGGTCACGTCATAGAGCGAGAAGATGGCAACTATGCCATACAACCCAATAACAGGATATTCGTATTCGAGCCATCGTATACGACCAAGTATGGCAACCCCTTGATTCATAGGATTATCAATGAACGCAAGTGGGATGTAGAAGATAAGAAGAAGTGGGTCACAGAGGATTCACAAGCCTTCCATTACGAAATAGAGACAAAGAAAGAAAATGAATGAAACCTGTTGTAAAACGTGCGACCCCTGCTGCCATTGCTGTTCTGAGACAGGCGACAGCATTGTTTCCGAAGCGCAAAAAAATCTCAGACGGGTTATTGCCTTCATTGGCACATCAGAAAGCAAATCCGAACTCGGATCACAACACAGGCCTTGCTGTTGACTTAACCCACGACCCAGGTAATGGGGTGGATTGTGTTCAGATATTTGAAAAACTTAAGGAAGATAACAGGGTTTCCTACCTCATCTTCGCTGGTAAAATTTGGTCACGCGAGAAGGCTAAGTCTGGTAATAGGCCTTACAGTGGTAACCCTCATAATAAACATCTTCATATTTCTATCAACGCTGATAGCGCTAATGATTCTAGCCCTTGGTTTTGGTGGATGAATCAACCTAAAATTGTGAACCAGCTCAGGGCTGCCTTGCAGCCTCAGGCAAAGAAGAAGGTAACAGAAAGTGTCATTGTGGCACCTGTATGTACCTGCTGCAAGGTTCACAATAAACAAAAGAAAGGCAACTAATGGAAACACTCAAGCAGGTAT